CATGAGCCTTAGTATTAGCTCCTGTGTTTGGACCATCTGCTCTGTCACGTTTGACTCTGTAGCATAAAAATAATACAAAACTTGCTCTGACCTGATGTGTGGGAATGGACCTCTACGCATCTTGATTAGTCTGTCCCATGTAGCCATTACCCCAGAATATGGGTAGATGTTGTTTTCTACCGTAATCCATTGCTCTGTAAGCTCGTCAATGGAGGCTGGTCTTGATGGGAAAAACGGAATACCAATTCCAGTTCCTACAGTAGCCATCTTTGTTTGCAGGTAATTGTTAATCCAGAGGACTGGTGTATTAAGTAGTGACTCAGTCATTATTGATTACTCCTGCATTTACGATCCATTTGTACCCAAGACTCTTGCCATACTGTCTTCCACCCCTGGCACCACTCTTTAGGTTACGCTTATAGACTGACAAGTCTTTTAGCTTTCCTATTATACCACTGGAATTTAGGAATGCCTGAGAAAAGTATTGGTTGATAAAAATATCAAAGGCTCTCTCGTAGCTGCCCTGTACCTCTGTGCCACCAGGATTGCTAACGTTTACCTCTTTAGAAGTAAATACGGTCTCCCCATTAACATCAAATGCTAGGGCTTGTGCAGCCTTTGGTCTAATCTGTACTGGGATACCGTCTTCCATAATTCTTGCTTTGTCAAAGAATGGTGTGTTTGATCCATTCTTGATTGATGTAGATTGCCTAAAAGTAGAATTTAGGGACAACCCTGCTCCTGTAACTACGTAGTCTATGTCAAATAGTCTAGCCTCTGGGCTTCCAGTCTGATGCCACTCATACACGTGGTGAAGGGTGTCTGGATCTGTTCTAGCCATAGAGTCGATAAACTGCTTTAGAACTTCTACAGTAGATGCACCTAGGTTTTGCAGAAAAGCTTTCTTGCCAGACTCAACACCTTCTAGAAAGCCCAAAGAGTATTCCATAATATTGTTTAGGTCTTTTGTTAGAGCTTTAGTATCTATTTTGAGTTTGATCATACATCTACCGCCTGGTTTTCGGACCTACGAATTACTAGCTTGTAGTATTCAACTGAGCCGAAGGGACCAAGGGTAGGGTCTTGAGAAGCAATCTCAAATATTGTAGACTTTCCAGCTCTTGGTCCAGAAGTCTCTAGATAGATTGGGTTACCAGCTGCATCACGGATATTTGTGATGATCACGTTTGTAATAGCATTTCTATTCTCTTGCTTGGAGAATCTAACATCTTTTCTGGTTCTGCCTATCAAGATTACTTCTTTGGTAATGTTGACATTAGGCTTTACTTCTTCTTTGTTGGCTGCCCCACCTGAAGAAAAAGAGCAAGCAACTGTCTTGTCTAGAATCCACTGCTTGCTTACATTTCCATAAGCCATCTGCTCAACTACTGGATAGTAAACGTCAGCTAGTAGTGGGTAGATAAAATCTGTAGTTTCGCAATAAACCATTTTATAAGACTCCTAGAGTCTTGATAGACCTAGCATACTTTGAAAGTATCTTGTCTACGACTATGTTACCTGTTCCCTCAAATGCTTGCTTGTCAAACTGAATCTTAAACTGATCAGTGTTGTAGCTAGTTGCATAACGCTTGTAGTATTCTAGTCTACCGCAAGCGATATCGTCTGTAAGAAGCTCTGCTGCCCTTACGATGTCCTGTGGGATCATCTTGTAGCCAGACTCCACGATAATGGTGTAGTCAAAAGTCTTGGGGAATCCACGATAGTAGTAATCTATCGCATTTGTGTCTGCTGCAGAAATAGGAATAATAATTGATGCACCCTGATTTCTATTGATTGTTCCAGAGTAGTACTGCTGAATTGCTGTACCGTCTGCAGTGATCTCAAAGGTTCTTTCGTAGTTGTCTGGGTTTGCTGCGTCATAAACAAGGGTATTGTTTTCGTGAACCTTTAGAATTTTCTTGGCATCAATCCACAGTGGAAGATAGTCAGCACCAACACCAGATGTTTCGATAACTTGCTTTCTATAATAGAAGCCATCATCAATTACTGAATCAATGATTGCTCTGGCAATCTCTTCATTTCTGGCGTAGTCTGCGATCTCGCTCTTTGTGGTGCCTTTTGTGTTTGGATTTACATAAGGACGTACTACAGAATAGTAATACTCATTGTCATAAACCTGTACCTCATACTCTCCATCATACTTTGATGGGAGATCTACATTTAGGATACCGTCAGCATCTGAGGTAATGGTTGCTGTGGTGAAAGAAAGATCCACCATATCACGAACAATTACTGGATAATCAGTCGATGCCTCATCTACCTGAATATCCACCGTTGTGTCATATGGTGGAACTCTCAATACTTCCATTTCACTATCCTAGGTATGTCTTAATTTCTTCTGGGGTTGCAAGTCTAACAGCAGAAAGTGTTACCCACTTCTCTGCATCTTCCTTAGACACAATTGCATATCCCTTCTGAACCTTGCCCATACCCTGCCAGTGAATGTTGCGAGATGCAAAAATTGCAACCTTCTCGCCCTTCTCTGGCTCTGCAACCTTTGGTGCAGGTGCTGCCTTCTTCTTTGAAACCTTACCAGTTCCGATTACGCCATCCTCAACAGATGTGATCGCTGGAGCAGTTTCAACTGGCTCTGCAGCTACAATAACAGTAGGCTCTACAACGGCTTCCTGAACTACTGGCTCTTCTACTACGGCTGGTGCTGGCTCTTCTGCCACAGCCTCTTCTACTACTTCTGGTAGGGTCTCCTCAACTGGAGCCTCAACCACTTCCTCAACAACAACGTTGTCAACTTCAGTAGCTTCTGGATTAAATGTGTTTTCTGTCATCATGACCTCCTTTAATAATTATATCAGAATAATTGAAAAGGGACAGAGGCCGAAGCCCCTGTCCCCTTCATAAGGTTAGGTAGACTTAGCTGTCTGCAGATGCGTCGGCAAATGCGATAGCGTCCTCTTCCTCCCACTGAATACCGAAACGTACGAATACGGTGTACTCAATGGTGTCCTTCTTAGCCTTGTACTCACGGTTCACAGTGATGTCACGCTGGAATCCCCATACACGGTTCTGTGGGAATGTCAAGTCGACATAGCCCTCAGGGTAGTAAGGAACTTCCTGAACATCGATTCCGAGAACACGAGTAGTACGTGCTCCACCGAATGTCTGTGCGGCACCGTCTAGGTAAGCCTGACGGTTAGCTGGAGTACCAGCTGGGGTACCTGCGAATGCCTCTGCAATTGCGTCAGCAAGGGTACCGTTGTTCTTAACGATGCCCTGGAAAGCGTCAGTACCAGCGTAGAACTTTAGGTTCGACTTGATGGCACGATACTTACGTGGCATAGCTAGGATGATTTGCTGCATGACCTCTGGGGTCCATGCGTTGTTTGCAACAGAAACAACGGCCTCGTGAGAGTCTCCGTTGGTTACGTGCTTGTGAACGAATCCAGGCATGATGGACAGGAATGCACCTGTGGCTCCATCACCGTTGATTGCTAGGTCTTCGATGTCATTTGCAAATGCATTTGTCATCAAGCGAACTAGGTGGTCTTCAAGGGCTGCACCCTCAATACCATCCTCTAGAGCTTCAGCAGAAACTTCCCAGTCTAGACGAATCTTCTTGGTTGTTAGCTCTACCTTGCTAAATGTCGCACCAGTGTTGGTGTAGTCACCGTTAGCCTGTGCAGCTGCACGGATAACACGCTCTCCAACATTGACCTTCTCAAGCTCCATGGTGTTTGCTCGCATGGTTACCCTGCGACCATCCTTGGCGAGAACTGTAGCATCCCAAACGTAGTCAATAAAACGACGTGCCTGTTCAGGGCGAAGGATACCGCTACCTGCATCACCAGAAGGGTTCACAGCGTTTGGACCAGTGGTTACACCAAAGTTAGCTGTTGGAATGTTTCCCAGAGTGCTTGCACCTGGGTTGCTCACACCTCCAACGCCACCAGAAGCGAAGGCACCTTCTCCATTGTATAGACCAGAGTCGTCACCAGCAGCATCTGGATTGTTCTTAATAATCTCTTCCGACATATTGTCACCTCCTAAGTGATATGCTTATCGAAATAAGTCGGCAGTTTTGAGGAAACGACCGCCCCATAGGGAGTTCTCAGATTTTTCTATCTGAGTTTCCTGAACGATCTCGCCAAGATCGCCAGACTTGCGGAAAGCGGTATCTGCAACAACTGCGTCAAGCCCCTTTCCAAATTCATTTAGTTCGCTCTTTGTAGTAGTGACATCGTTCTTTACAGAAGCAACGTCAGCTGTGATTACTCCAAGCGACTTCTTAAGATCAGCAATCTCGTCATTCAATGACTTAACGACCGCCGATAGATCGCTAAAGGCTGATGTAATGCCCGACTGAATTTCAGCAATAGCATTAGCGACTACATCATCTGCTTTTGATACCTCAGCTACCTCGTCTACTGACTCAGACTTCTCCTCGTCATAAGACTTGTCTTCCATGTCCTCAGACTTGTCCATCTCTTCTTCAGATTTGGTCTCTTCTTCGTCCATGTCTTCTGCCTTGGTAGCTTCAGCTTCGTCTGCCTTTACGACATCCTCAACTGTGGCATCTGCCTCTGGAGCGACCTGTGCATCTTCAACTGTTACATCGTCAGCGACGACATTCTCTGTTGTTTCAGTCATAGGATCTTCCTCCTTGTTCATCTTAGATAGATTCATGCCTTTAGCACTATCAACTAAGAACTTTATTACATCTGATTTCTCAGTATCGTTTGTTTCAACGAATCCTATATTCTTCATTGGGTTACCAGAGATTGGGCTAGTTGCGGAATCTTCCTTAGATACCGTCACAATTCCATTCTCGTCATCCCAGAAAACATTTTCAATCTCTGTCTCAAGACCCTTAACAACGTCAACGCCATCAACCTTTTCAATTGACATGATGTTTGCAAACTGGTTTGCAGGGTTGTCAACTAGGGATAGCTCTGTTAGGTCGTAGTCCTTGATTACACGGACAGTCTTCTCCATCTTCTCATCATACATGTCGTCATACTTATTCATACGACCACCAATAGAAAAACCAGAAAGGGTTCCGTCAAGAACCTTTTCCCAGGTGCTCTGTGCACCCTTAGATACGTAAGCTGATACGTATACGCCAGTATAGAACTTCTTGCTCTCTGGATCAAAGTACTTCTCTTCTTTGAAGGATACCATTTTGCCTACAGAGATTGGCTGGTGCATTTCACGAATGTTACCACGGAACTTAGCAAAGGCCTTTAGAGATGCATCGGTAGTTACGATGTCAGCCTGCTTATCAACGTTGTCAAGTGTGGCAAATCCAGAAACGATTCTACGTTCCTGATCTACCTTGCTGAACGGCATTGAGAGACGAACGTTGTCTCCCTCTGTGTTCCACTGAGCCTTTGAAATAGTCATACTAACCTTATTATATACCTTTTTTAAAAGGAATAACAATATTATAACATACAATTACGATGTTATTCGGAAGAGGCACCTTCTCCTTGTGCATTTCTTCCAGAAATTGTAGATGTGCTGTCTGAATTATTATTTGTTCTTTCAGCATCTCTCTGTCGATTACCTGCAGTATTTGCACGAGTATCTGCTGCCTGCCTAGATGTCATCTCAAATGGCTCATCGCCGTCAGGACGCTGTGGGAGTCCAAGAACTTCACGAGCCTCATTAGGAACCATAATCTGGGTCTTAACATAACGCTCTAGGATCTGCGACTGAGCAATCTCATCTGTTAGAGTTAGCTCATTGAACTTTAGCTCTACAACGTCTGTGTACTCACGAATGATCTTGTTAAGCATCTTCTCAAGGTTACGCTGAGCTGGTCTTGCTACCTGCTCCTTAAACGTACGGTCCTGTGCTAGAGCTGCAGCAATGGCAGAAGAATCTCCACCACCAATCTTGGATAGTGGTACCTGGTGAGCAATTAGAATGTCTTCACGGTTACGTACACGATACTCGTTAAACGATGCCTCCTGTACCCCGTTCTCAATAGGCTCCATCTTGAACTCAACCTTGTTGGTATCAGAGTCTCCTGGTAGAGGAATGTA